CTTAGCATTTGATAAAGCTAACGTACCAGCCGAAGGTCGTGTATTCATCTGTGACCCAGTTGTGGAAGCTACGCTTAATGGCTTAGTAACCATCACTCACGATGTTACTCCATTCGGTGCTTCTATCCTTGAGAAAGGTTTAGCATCAGGTCAACGCTTTGTTAACAGCTTGTTCGGTTGGGACATCATTCAATCTAACCGCTTACCTACTGGTTCTTTCGGTGATGGCACTGCGTCAGTAACGGGTGTTGCTAACATCTTCATGTGTGTATTAGATGACCAAACTAAGCCTATTATGGGTGCGATTCGTCGTATGCCTAAAGTAGAAGGTGAACGTAATAAAGACCGTGGCCGTGACGAATTCATAACTCGTTCTCGTTATGGTTTCGGGGCACAACGCCTAGACTCCTTAGGTGTTCTAATCACTTCTGCTACTGCAATCGCATAAGGAAATAAATTATGAGTTTTGAAGATACAGCTGGACTAAATGTCAGCAATCATTATGGCGCTCGTACATCTGGTCAAACATCAGGTGTAATTAAAAGCGAAGGTGCTAAGAACCAACTATCTATCCAAGTAGGTGCTTCTGAGTTGGCTAACAACTTATACCAAGCTCCTATCATCCCAGCTGGTAGTTTAATCACTTCTGTACACGTTAAGGTATCTGAGGCTTTCGCCTTAGGTGGAACAACTCCTACCATTGATATTGGTACTCAAGGTTCTACTTCTACTAACAACGTAGACCTGTCTGAGGCGCAAGCTGAGGCTGTTGGCTTATATGACATTAGCACTGCTGCTGGTACTTGGGCTAACTCCCTTGTAGCTGACACCATTGTAGATGTATCACTAGGTGGTGGTTCACCTACTGTAGGCGCTGCTGGTGAGTTAGAAGTAGTTATCGAGTATATTTCTATTGTAGTGTAACTACTAATTAATAGAATTTAATAAAGGCTGACTGGCTAAAAATCAGTTGGCCTTTTTTATTAAGGAGATTTCATGGCGGAGCATAATACGCTAACAGGCTCATCTCTACACGAACCTAAGGGTGTAGATGTAGCCACAAGTAATCAAGTGTATGTATCCAACGGTTCAGGTAGTGGTACGTGGACTACAGCAGCATCAGTTTCCTCTTCTGTGATACCTGTATTTGCAATAGCGGATTTTGGTGATGTAGTGGGTGGGGCTATCCAACTAGCAGCCAACACTAAGTATATATTAAGGGAAAGTGTCTCTACTGATGTCAGGTTTATAGGCGGAGTTAACACAGTAATAGCTGGTGAGGATGACTACATAGTAGCACTAGAGTACACAGGGACAGGTACAATGTTTACTGGTGTAGATGTGACAACTAAGTTCATACAGATTGGACTGACTGCACCGAATGGCACAATGTTTGATTATGAAGACACAGCAGGTAATGAAGGAATTAATAGTATATGGATAACTAATTCATCCATCTACGCCACAGCTACTATAGGTAGACTCAAAAACCAAGGGGCGTTGTTCATAAACGCCAGCTCTGTATCTGGTATTACTGTTGACGGGTTCACTATAGAGGGGTCATTGTTTGGTGATATTGATATTAACTGGACAGACATGGGCATGGTGGCTGGTACGTTCCTAGACTTAGGAACTTCTGTATGTACCTCAGTAGGGATTAATTCTTATATAGCTGACATCCCAGCAGGTACTACATTCCTCTCAGGTGCAGTAAACTCAGCTAACATAGATGCTAACGGTGAGGGCACTCTAACAAATGGTAAGTTTAAGTCATCAGCAGGAACACTATTATCTGGAATAACAGAGGATGACGATAGGTGGGACTCTAAGCACAACGACCGCATAAGGAATACTGTAAGGGATGCACTAATATCTGTTCAAGGGAATACTACGGTATCAGGTATAGTGGCACTAAACACACCTGTTAAGATGGTAGCAACCTTTGCAGAGTCTAGGTCTAGTGGGTTCTCTACAGACGCGAGTGGTACTATAGAGCAATTACTAGTGAAGGGCGAGTTAGCAACAATAACAGTTTCTATATCTGGCAGGATGGGTTCATCCAACGATAAGGATTGTACCTTCTACCTAGCTGTGGGTACAGGAACTCTGACCGCATCTGATATAATATCTGAATCAGGGGTGGAGGTGTCTTTGCATTCAACTAAGACTTACAGCACAACCTTGGTATGGCAGACAGTGTTAACACAAGGCATGAAGGTAGAGTTGTGGGGTGAGCAGAATGAAAGCGTACTTGATGATATAATATTAAGAGCTTGCTCTTTCAGGATTAACTAGTAGGGGTAGCACATGAAATTATCCTTATTGGATATCGTACAAGACATCTTATCTGATATGGATAGTGATGAAGTGAATAGTGTTGACGACACAGTTGAGAGCACACAAGTAGCTCAGATTGTTAAGTCAACATACTTTGCTATGATTAGTAATCGTAACTGGCCTCACACAAGACAGACAGTTCAACTATCTGCTTCTGGCACTACAGCCCAACCTACACACATGACTATTGATGAAGAAGTTAAAGAGTTATGTTTCATTAATTACAATAAGGTGAGGGCTGGTTCAACACGTAAGATGTACCAACCAGTTAAGTATTTATATCCTGACGACTTCTTACGTGTAATCAATAATAGAAACAACGACAGTGATACGGTTGATGTTATCACAGACCTTACTGGTGTAGAGCTTCTCATTGTAAACAACACAGCTCCAACATACTACACATCATTTGATGATGAGAATATAGTATTTGACAGTTATGATATTGAGGTTGACAGTACGCTACAGCAGTCTAAGGTTCAAGCACAAGCATACGTTATACCAGCATGGAGTGGTCTTGATGACTTCATCCCTGACTTACCAGCAGAGGCTTTTACAGCGTTGCTAGAGGAAGCTAAGAGTAGGTGTATGTTTAAGCTTAAGCAAGTGAGAGATGTTAAAGCTGAGCAAGAAGCTGGAAGACAACAACGCTACTTAGCTAGACAAGCACGTACTGTTAATGGCGGCATACGCTATCCTAACTACGGACGTAAGCCCGGTAGAGTTAGAGACGCAACATCTAGGCAGGAGAGTTAGAATGGAATATAACGGATATAAGATAGTTAGTGATGATGGTATGGGTTATCGTTAGATTAAACCATTAGGTAAAGGTAGTGTATCTGCTGCGTTAGGTGGGTTATACACCACTGTACAGTTCGCTCAGAAAGCGATAGATGCACACTTATCTACTAAGAAGGGTACACAAAATGGCAAGGCAGACAATAGTAAGTGAGTTTAACTCCTTCGTTGGGGGCTTAATAACTGAGGCAAGCCCTCTTACCTTTCCCGGTAATGCTGCGTTAGATATTAACAATTTTAAAATAGATAAAGATGGAACTATATCACGTAGACTAGGTATGGATTTTGAGACTAGCAATGTAGTTATTGACTCAGGTGTATCTGGTGAAGCCTCTATTAATACATCCACTTGGGTTAATGCTGGTGGAGACCCTAAGCTTTCTATAGCTGTAATACAGATTGGCAATGTCATTAAATTCTTTGACACAACTACAGCCACCTCGGTTACAGGTTCCCTCTTACATACGCATACATTCACCGTAGATGTTAATGTTAAATTATCTATGGCGACAGTTGATGGCACACTAGTTGTTGTTGGTGCGGCTAAAGAACCTAGCGTGTTTGAATACAACGCAGGTGTAATAACGGAGTCAACATACATCCTAAGGATACGTGATGTATTTGGCGTAGAGGATGTAGTAGACGGTGTTAACTTAAGGTCGGCTACTAACATAACAGTTCGGCCAGTGGCTTATCACCCTGACACACAGCCACACATATACAACTTACGTAACTCTACGTTTGCTCAACCTCGGATAAAGGAGAGTATTACTAATTGGTCTGATGGCTCAATAGACCCACTCTCTGACACCATAAATGCTTTCAGGTCTGAGGCTAGCGGTCATCTGCCATCTAACTCAGATTCAGTAACATCAGCTTTGTTCGCTGATGCTGCTATGCCGACAGACAGGCTTGTTGAGAGGTTTTGGCCTAAGACAATAATAAACTCCCCTATAGGTAACTCTGAAAGCCCTCGTGGTTATTTCGTAATAGATGCTTTAGAGAGAGGGACTAGTAGGCTACAAGAGATTGGAGAGCTTACAGCTCAAGTGGGGGATGCCATCGGGTTTAGCTCTTTCCCAGTGACAGAACTACCACTAGATAGGACTCCCGGTGGAGCTACAGTTGTCTCTGAGTTTGCAGGTCGTATATGGTATGCTGGGTTCTCTGGTGAGGTTGTAGATGGGGACACATACTCCCCTCGTATGTCTTCTCACTTACTATTCAGTCAATTGGTTTCATCCCCTACAGCATTAGGGGCTTGTCACCAAGTAGGAGACCCTACCTCTAGGGAGGAGTCTGACCTATTAGAAACTGATGGTGGGTTCATCCGTATAGATGAGGCGTTTGGAATACAGAGTTTAATTAATATAGGTAATACATTAATCATCCTAGCACAGAATGGTGTATGGGCTGTGTCGGGTGGTAGTGATTTTGGCTTTACAGCTACAACTTACAAAGTAACTAAAGTAAGTAATCATGGATGTGCTAATGGTGATACTGCTGTACTTGTAGATGACTCGGTATTATTCTGGGGAGATGATGGTATATACCAAGTGAGTGGTAATGAGTTTGGTGACTTAAAGGCTGTCAACCTAACAACAACCACAATACAATCTATCTATGATGGGGTAAGTGATATTAAGAAGCTCTCTGTTAAAGGGTTCTTTGATACGTATGACCGTAAGGTTAGGTGGTTGTTTAATAACCTTGCAGGCTCCGTAGAGGACACAGGAGAGCTTGTACTTGATGTAGCACTGTCAGCCTTCTACTTGAATACAATACCAACAGTGAGTGCTACGTCACCTAATGTAGTGGCTTATATTGAAGTGCCTCCCTTTAAGTTGGGAGAGTTAATAGAGGATGTCACTGACGGAGGTATTGTTGTAACTGACAGTGCTGTTGATGTAACTGTAACCTTAGAGGTTGCACAAGAGGGACTAAGAGAGCTTGCTTACTTAACCCTACTAGACACATCACCTACGTTAACTTATACAGTGTCTAGGTACTCTGATACGGATTTCATTGACTGGTTGGCGTTTGATAGTGTTGGTGTTGATGCACCAGCTACACTTATCACAGGCTTCAATGGAGCAGGCGACTTCCAAAGGTATAAGCAAGTTCCTTATATATCTTTTCACTTCGAGAAGACAGAGGATGGCTTTACTACGGATGAACTGGGTGATATATTCCCAACACATGAGAGTAGTTGTCTAGTACAGGCTCAATGGGAATGGGCTAACTCAGCTGTATCTGGTAGGTGGGGAAGAGAGTTCCAAGCTTATAGACACAAGAGAGCTTTCATTCCTGAGAATGCTGGTGATACTTTTGACAACGGGTTTAGTGTTGTTACGACTAAGAATAAACTAAGGGGTAAGGGTAGAGTGTTATCCTTGCAATTAAGAACAGAACCGCTTAAGGATTGTAGGCTATTAGGTTGGTCAACCATGACAGGCATAGCGGTAGCAGTTTAGCCAATAGTGAGGAGATTTATATGGCAGTATTTGCATTTGCAGCGTTGGCCTTGATAGGTGCGGCTGTGCAGCTCAAAGGCCAGAGGGAGGCAGCTGAGGCTCAAGAGGAGATTGGTGAAGTTAACGCTGCCTCACAACGGGCAGATGACCGAGCTAAGCTACGTACACAAGCTAGGCAGTCTAGGATTCAGAGGGCTAAGATACAGCAAGCCGCTGAGACCTCAGGTGGTGGCAGTAGGGAGAGTGGAGCAATTAGTTCCCTTAGTACACAGCTAAGCGCCAACGTAAGTAGGGTAAGTGGACAACAACAGACAGCATTAGGGATTAGTAAACTAAGTGGTGATGTAGCTGATGCTAGGTTGTTAAGTGCTGCTGGTGGTGCGATTAAGAGTGTAGGTGCAGCGGGCTTCCAGAATGCTGGTGGGTTCGATAATTTATTCAGTTGATTAAGGGAAGGTTATGGCAGAGATTGAGCTAGGTCTTGACTCAGTAGAAGTTGAAGAAAATGTGTATGAGGCTCAGCCTACTTTCTCTGACAAGAACCAGAAGAAAGCTATACAGGTTGACTTAGGTGCTGCCACTGTATCTAGTGGTGGAGACCCAGTACAATCTATAGAAGACAGTGAAGGATTGTCTGCTGAGGAAATGAATGTTAATGCTACGATAGTTCATCAGAATAATGAGAAGCAATTGCTGACCGATACGGTTAACTTCGTAGCAGAGGAACGTCCAGAACAACTAGAAGGTGTTGTTGTAGGTGCCCAAGATAGATTCACTGAAATTGAAGCTATGGGTATCTCTAAACTTACCCCTCACCTGAACTATGTTAATAGCTTAGAAGGCTCTGAGAAGCTATCTAAAGAAGAGAAAGAAGCTATAGCAGTAGACGGGTTATTGTTCCAAGCTATTAATCAGGGTGCTGACGAGAGAGCTTGGTATGAGGTTGGTTACGATGTACTAGGTATGATGGCATTACCTGATGAGTCTGCTAATGCTGCTGCACTACAGGCTAGGTTGTATGGAGATAAGGCTACCTTCGAGGGTTGGTTAGGCAGTAGAGATAACTTCGAGCGTATAGCTGCATTCCGTAATGACTTACCAGCAGGCCAACGTGTAATATTTGATGAACAACTTGTTGAGATGATACGTGATGTTGATGATAACGTGTTGCAACAAGTAGGTATGGTTATGGCTATCTTAGGCCGTGACCCAGACAGTAAAGCATTCCAAGATTTAGAGAAGATAGATGCTGTACTCTTAGCGGCTAGCGTAGGTAAAGCTTTGTTCCGTGGTTTGAAAACAATAAATGTAATAAACCGAACAGCTAAATCTGGTGATGCACGTACAGCAGCTAAGATAGCTGAGGCTGTTACTACAGACCCAATAGTAGCTAAAGAGCTTGGTGTTACACAGATGGATGCTGCTGTTGTAGGCAATCCAGTAAGACCCAAGGGTATGTTTGAGGGAGCGCCTGAGGGTGTCCAGAAGATGTATCGTGACTACTCAGGTGATGTAGATGAAGCGTTACAGAAAGCTACTGACGTATTAGTTATTACAGCTAGACCCGGTACTAAAGATGCTGAGGAGATAGCTGCTGCTGTTAAGCGTAACCTAGCCAAGCATGATGACTTTGAGAACATTGAAGTATCAGTAGGTCTTGAAGGGGTTAACTTTACTTATGATGTAGTAGGTCCAGATGGTATTAAGGTTTTATCAGGTCAACGTAACTTTGTCTTAGATGACTTAGGTGGATTCCAACAAGAAGAAGTTGGTATGATTGGTAGTGGTCTTAGGTTTGCTACTAGTCCTAATACGTTAGCTGGTAAGGACAGAAAGAACTGGGTACAGAATGCTGAGGTAGCTTTATTTGGTAAGGCTCGTGTAGGCAAGGCATTAGGTGAGGCAGTAGATGCAGCCCTTAAGCCTGTCAATAGTAATAGGGAAAGCTTGAGGAAGCTTGACGTTGTCCTTAAGCAGCTTGATGGCACTAACCAAGGCATCTCATACCATGACCTAGTTAACGTAGGGGTTGGTGGACAGAAGCTTAATGATAAAGAATGGGTGGCTCTTAGAGGGCTACGTAAGGTGCTGGATGATGTCTGGTATCAGAATAATATAGTTATTCGTAGAGAGATGATTCTACGTGATGCTAAGTCTATCGACTTGGGTGATGGTAATGTACAATATGGTAAGTCCCATGACACGCCTAGTGGAGCTTACAATAGCTTCTCATCTGACGTAGAGAATCAAATCATAGTGGGACACGAAGGTAAGATACATCGTGGTTTAGGCTTAGATGAGATAACTGAGCATTACGATAATGGACAAGTGTTAGTTAAAGCTGACTCTGCTGATACAAGCGAGTGGTTCCAATCTTCTGCTGGCTCAGTACGATATAAGTTCGTTGATAAGAACTCAGTAGGTGAGTTACCTGATGTTGTTCTTAATAAGGTTCCTAACTACCTACCTAAGATACGTGATGATGCTAACTTCTTCGTTAAGCATAACCGTGAGGTTGTTGTTAATGGTGTTAAGCGTAAGAAGGAAGTTACTGTAGCATATGCTGCTACTGAGGGACAAGCTCTTAGATATATAAGCAGACTTAGACAAACAGCTATTGACTCAGGTGAAGAGTGGGTAGAGGGTGCTTACTCTGCTAAGTTTGATAGAGAGGTAACTAAAGCTTCTCGTGATGGAGATGTATTACAATCAGGAGGTGGATTGATACGTGGTAAACGTAAGTCTACTGAGCTTGACTTCGCTGGTTCTTTAGATGAGGGTGGCCGTACTGACATGCTTGATTCTATTCAGCGTTACATGGGTGTTACAGCAGATAGAGTTAGTATGTCTGAGTGGCGCTTGCAAGCACGTACTGAATTAGTTAACTCTGCATCTCTGGTGGATAGTATTGGTGATAAGGCTAGACGTACTGATTGGTCTGAACTACGTTCTGTTCTTGAGAACGCTCCAATGAAGCCACAGCGTAGAGCTAAGCTTCTGGGTATGTATGACCAGACTACAGCTATGAGTAACATACCAACTAAGTCTGACCAAGCCTTCCAAGGTGCTGTACATGCGATAGCCCGTGGGTTTGATAAGAAGGGTGGTCGTGGGGAGAGTATAGCTAAGTATTTATACAGTGTGCAAGATAAAAGTGTTATAGATATTATGAAGGGCACTACCTTCAACTTAACGTTAGGTACGTTTAACATGGTACAGATTCCTGTACAGCTGTTAGGTGCTTCTGTTGCTGTTACTATGAACCCCATAGCAGCTACCAAGGCACTGCCTAGATGGTTGATGGCATCATCTTTAGACTTCGTTACCAACGAGAAGGCAGCCCAACAGTTCTTAGACAAGATAGCTAAGATTCACAACATAGACCATAAGACACTAGCTAATGATTACTCAGCTTGGCGTAAGTCAGGTATGTATGAAGCTGTTGTACGTGGTAATGCTGATGCAGCTAGCCTTACTAACCGTCTACCTTATGACGCTGGGTTCCTTAATAAGGGTTTCCATAAAGCATTAGAAGCTGGACAAACTCCTTACAGAATGGGTGAGCTTGCCAACATGCGTATATCTTTCTTCACTGCCTTAGAGCGTGAGAAGGGGTTGAAGGGTAAGACGTTTAGGTATGATGATGCTACGATAGGTAGGGTTGTCTCTAGGGCTGAGCAATACCGATTGAATATGTCTGGTGCAAACAAGGCAGCATTCCAGAAAGGTATATGGGCGTTACCTACACAGTTCAAACAGATATATACTAAGTATATGGAAGCAATGTTTGGGTCACATTTTAGTGGTGCTGATAAAGCTAAGATGGCTGTAGGCCAGATAGCATTGTTTGGTGCTGCTGGTGTCCCAGTATTGAATCACTTCGCTGATGGGTTCCTTTCTAATATCTTAGGGTTTGAATCAGAGGATTTAACTTCTGAGCAGCTCACTAAAATTAAGCGTGGTGCTGTTGGTTGGTTGATTAACCATGAGTTAGATATTGATGCGTTAGTGTCTGGTAGATTGACAGTAAGTGCTGACATTATAGAGGATTTACGTAGGTCTATGTTAGATGAACGTACACCAATGTTTAAGACTCTAGTTGGTGCTTCATTCACATCAGGCGATAAGATATATGATTTCCTTAATAATTCTATATTAGCTGGTAACATGATTATTGATGAGTATATGGATGACACTGATGGCTTACACCCTAAGACTAAGGAAGCTGCCTACTTAATGGCTGAGTCTTTATTAGAGATACCGGGTTCAGGTCGTAAGGCTCTTGCTGCTATATACCTAACTCAAGGTGTAGTACGTAAGTCTAATGGCACGCCATTATACCACACTAACCCAGAGCTTAGAGATATTATAGCAAGGGCTATTGGCTTTGGTAGTCAAGAGTCTGATGATTTATATAAGTTATCACAAGCTGATTTTAGCCGTAAGGATAAGATACGTTCTTTGGTAGACTTGCACATAGCTATGTCTTACCGTATGGACTATGGTATACGTGAGCAACTTGAAGGTAATGTAGAGAGTGCTCATATCAACGCTACGATAATACAAAACATGATTGACAGCTTACACCCTGATGATGCACAAGAAGTGTGGAGTCAGATAGAGAGCAGGTTGTCTAAGCCTCGTGATTTCAAGGAGAAGACATTGACGGATTCATTGATTAACGCAGTAGGAGAATATACTGATGCGGCTAATGAGATGAGTATTCTTAAGCAGAAGTTTATTGAAGATGAACAAATAGGAGGCAGCTAAGATGGCTGATGTATTTCAACCGCAAGTGGCACAGATTAATTCTTCTGTCACCCCACAGGAGGCCGTAGTTGATACGTCTGCTGTGGATTTGTTTGCTGACGTAGCTCGTGTAGCTAGTGCGGCTACCTTCGGGTTCGCTGGACAACAAGAGTTATCTGACTTAAAGGGTAAGTTTAGCAAGATAACTCAGATGAGGGCTTCTGGTGCTAAGTCTTCTGCTATGTTACAAGTGGATGCTAGAGCACATTTAGATGCTGCGAGAGCTAACAGCCCTTGGATAGCTCAAGAAGCTGATAGGTTATTCAGGGATACTTTTGGTAGTGGGAGCAGTGGTACGTTTAAACTATCCCCACAAGAAGAAGCTCGTGAGAAGCACGCAGGGCTACTTGAAGAGACAAGGCTTAAGCTAGGGTTAGGTAGTACAGAAGAGGCTCAGAAACGTGTCTCCTTGGACGAGAACGCTAAGTCTGCTAAGATACAGGCAGATGCTCAGAAGAATGTACGTGAGTATAACGGTGAGCTGGTATTTAGTAACACACAAGCACAGTTGGTTAATAGTACAATTAAGTTTATGGATGCTATGACTATCTCTATGAACTTAGGCGGTGGTACTATAAGTAATGATGAGGTGAGGAGCTTCAACTTAACTATTGACCAACAAGCTCTTGTACTAAAGCAGGAGCTTAACAGTCAAACTAGGGATGCTAAGACGGGTCATTTATTAATTGACAAAGCTGGGTATGATAGTAATCTTAAAGAGATAGAAGATTGGGTAACAGACACAAGGGCTATGGCTAGTGACAATGCCTACCTTAAGACTATACAGGACTTAAACACTGAGCAGAACGCTGAGATTAATTTTATAGCGTCTAGTAAGTACAGGTCTATAAAGGAGATAGAAGCTACGTTTGGACAGAGTGGTGTATCAGAATACCTACGTATCGCTTTGATGCCAGAGGGTACTGCCAAGCAACTAATGCACAAACGTAGTAAGATGGCTGCTGCTGGTTTTGACCAACCCGGCTCTTATACACAAGCAGTTAGTACAGGCTCAGATAAGATTATACTCCCTACACCGGGTGATGTAATGTCTCAACAAGAGGCGCTAGCTCTAGGTAACACACTGAATGACCCAGCTAATAGTAAGATGCTTACTATAGTTGCTGATAAAGTAGGTAGTGAGCCTGAGGCTGTTGCTCCCTTTGAGTCTATGATACAACAAGACACTGATTCTAGTGCTATGTTGTGGACTGAGAAGATTAAGAATTGGTCTAAGACTGAGCCAGCTAAGGCTTCTGTAGTGGTAGGTGCTGGTGTATCTGCATTGAAGAAGGCGTTCCTAGCCACATATGTATCAGACAATGGTACGTTACCTAGTGACTTTGAGGTGAAGATAGCTCA